TGCTTCTGGCAAGTTGCGCCTGTACTCACCAGACTCAGCAACAAATCCATTTGGGCGAGCAATGACTGTCCACACTACGAATGGTGTGAAGTTGTTGTGTGGAAGAAAGCACAACGCTTTCCACGATGCGTATGTTTCACCAACAACACGCTCTCCTCGCTTTTCGCATTCCAGAACAATTCCACCAGTTGTACCAACAAGGTCACCTCGTTGTAACTGGTCGTTGCTCCTGTCTTTCGGAGTGGTGTCCAAGATTGAATCAACAATCTCTTTGAATACTTGTTCTTGCATTTCTGCTCCTTCGTTTGGTTTGGGATAGTCAGGGTATCTGCTCGTAGGACACATTTCAAACATCATTCCCAGAGCAAATAAATCACTAGCAATGTGTAGAAGATGCACCAGCCAACTGTGGCGTAATTGAACATATTCGGGCTTTCAATCGTGAAGGGCTCAGAGAGTCGCAATGTTGGGGGAACATTACAGACTTTTCTGAGCCCTTCTGGGTTGTTAGGACTAAGCAGTCACCAATTCAAGTTTGGCGAGAACCATCTTGTCGTACTCTGCTTGCTGGTTTGAAACCAAGCGAGTGTAGTTACGGTTGTAACGGTTCTTGTCAGAGCCTGACAAGTGCTGATGGAATGTTGTTGTTGCTTGGATTACTCCGAGTGCTGTGTTCTTCCAAGGCAACACTCGTGGGTCTGTGCGCCACAAGCCATTCAACAAGTCACGCTTCGGATTCTGCTTGCCAGCAGAGCGAGTGTCTTGTGTGTTGGATGGAACAATGAGTGTCTTTCCAGACTCATCCTTCATGGTGAGTTCAACCATGTTGATTGGGAACAAGTCTTTCACCAGAGCATCAAACTGATTGTCAGTTACTGACCATGCTGACAACTTCTCCAACTCTTCCATCATGTCGCTTCCTGCGCTGTAGACAATTTCAAGAGCCTCACGCAAGTTGCCGAGGTCATTCAACTGTGCTGAACGATTGTGGCGAATCTTCACCTTGTGGTCTGCATTCTCATTGAGTGCCAACTGCAAAGTGTTGTCGCAAACAACTGCTTGGAGACAACGCAAGTATTGAGTCTGTCGCATTCCGTCATGCGATGTTGTCGCAATGAGTGTTGGGCGAAACTCAAATCCAGAAGTGCTGGAGAGATTCTCTGGTACTGAGATTTGTACCCATGCACGACTGCCCTTCTGGAGCAATCCTGCTGAGTCAATTCCGAGTTCGTTGCTGTCAAGAATCGCTTCCAAGTTCTTCAACAACACATCTTCGTATTGGTGAATCTGGTAGCGATTAGAAACAACACCAAAAACTTCTCCGTTGTTGCTGTGGGTAATCGCTTGCTTGCCATCAATCACTTTGAATGAGCCATCGCTGTTCTTTGCGTACACAGGCTTTGATACTGCTTCAAAGTTGAAGAGTCGGCGTTTGACATCTTCTACTGGAACGAATCCCTCGTAGTGATTGGACTCTTCACCTTGCTCTTCGGCTCGCCAATGCCAAGCCATTCCACGCTTCAGCGTGTTTCCAATCAGGGTCATGCGGTTCAACCAACCGCTTGTTTCTGCTGACATGATATTGCTTCTTTCTCCGCACTCTGGCGGTGTTTGGGTTTAGGACATTGATTCAATCAGATGTTTTGTCTTTTTGCAACATCTTCTTATTTTCTTTTTATTGCAAGGGATTATCGCCATCCCTTGCCGAGGTCACGGGCGTTCTTCCAGATACTGGATGGCTCTGGTGTCTCTGATTTGGTTGCGTGAAGTTGTCGCATCACCTGCTGGCGAATCATCGTGTTCATCGCTTGGGCAAGTGCTTGTGTGAACTCTGTTTCTGACAACAAGGACATGACAATGTTTTTGAAATCAAAGTTCTTGATTTCATCTTGAACCATCTCTTTGAAATCCATCTCATCAATTTCACTTTGTACTGCATCGCTGAAGTCGTGCTCATCAATCACATCATTGACGATTGCTGTTACTTCGTACTTCAATCTTCTGTCATCGTCTAACTCTTCAATCTTTTCTTCCAAGTCTGCGAAACGAGACTTAGTTGCGTTCTCAATTACTGCATTGAGGTCGTAGTCTTCCAATGCTTCTTCAATGACTTCATGTGCATTGATTGTCCATGCACTAAGTTTCTCAACTTCTGCTTCAAGTGCATCAATTCTGTTGCAAAGATTGTTGAGCCACTCTGGTGCTTCTGGAACAATCTCTTCATCTCGTGATTCTGAGTTAGACACATCTTTGAATTGAAATGGATTCAAGTTGTCAAGTTCAATGTGAGTTTTGTAAATCTTTTCTGGATTCACTTTGGTGTAGTACTGCAAGTACGAAGACATTACAGAAACTCGCATTCCATTTGGCAGTCTCAACATCTCCCAACCTTCAACAGAATCGCCTGCATCAGCAAGTGTGTACGCACCATCAATCCACTCTGCTGGAAGAAGTGTTTTTGTTCCTGATGTCTGTGCTGGGATGAGTAAGTCGCTGTCACCAGTCCAATGAACAACTCGTACATAGAGTCGCTCATTCTCTGGAAGGTCATCTGCGATGTTCCAATCGTTTTGATTATTCATGTTCACTTTCCTTCTTTCGTTGTCCATTGGGTTTCAATTTCATCTTTGATTGCGGTGGTAAATGTATCCCACATATAGTCCGAGTTCAAACATCCAGCAAACCATTCCAAATCTTCTTTTGGCAATGCGGTGAAATACTTTGCTTTTTCTGTTTCATCTTTACTGAAATAGAACTCTGAGTTTTCTTGCAACTCTTGTTGAATTGCATCTGGACTAAATGCGATGGAGTTTGAATAGTTCAAATCTCCGTAACCGCATCCTTCAAGCATTGGTCGCAATGGTTTGCCCATCTGGTCTGCAAGTTCCAGAACATCACCATCGCCACCTTGAAAGATTTCTTCTTGGTCTTGCTCTGAGAGTTCATCTGTATCAACGATGACACAATGCTCAACATAGAGAATTGTTCCAGATTGTTCACAAATAATAATCTTTGACATCAGCGCACCACCACATCGTATTCAGTTACATAAAAGTCTTCGTGACTGACTGACATATGTCCGTTCATCAATCCCTTCAACTCTTCAACACCACCAGTTGCATAGAAGAAGATTTCTTCATCTGGATGTCCAAACACATCGCCAACTACATCTCCTTTTTCATTAGTGACTTCATCACCAAATGAAATGTAAACATAATGGTCTGTTTTTGCTTCATCATCCCAGTATCGGATGGTTGCATTCGCACCTTCTGGTTTCACTTTCGCTCCTCTGTTTGTTGGGACTCTCATTCAATCAGATTGGAACGGACATTACAACCTTTTTCCATAGAAATGCGAAAGCCCCAGATGCCACTCACAAGGAAGGCATTATCTGGGGCTCAATTCACACCAAAACCCAAATTGGTGTGGCATTACCTCTGCTATTACTCAGAGGCTCGCTTGGTTACCTGTCTAACGAAAGGAGGAAAGAAAACAGGCAACCAATCCTTTACCAAAGTGCTTTCACATACTTGTGTGTCTCTTCTGCAACAGCATCTTTGTGAAATGGGTCGTGCATTGATGAGCGAAGTGTTTCGGCAACATCAGAACGCACATTGGACAAAACATTGAAGTACGCCTGACCGTACCTCCACGATGGTTTGAACTGGTGGTAGTACTTCTCAACACGCTCCATGAACTCTTCGTATGAAAGTTTCTCTTTCATTGCGCTCCCATCAAGTACGCAACAGCGAACTGAACTGCATCAAACAAATCGTGCGTTACATACAAACCTTCTGCACCAGAACTGTCATTTGCATCAATCACTTCAAACCAAGGATTGCTCACATAAACAAATCGCTTTCGTTCTGTTACAAACTCATCAAGCAATTCATCAGTAGTGATTCCCCATTGCTCCAAATCGGTTGCATTGTAAATCGCTCCGTAATTGTCATGACCTTTGGACACGATGTCAATCTTCAATGTTCCTTGAACGCATACTGCAAGTTGCATGGTTGGGCTTTGTGCAAACACAACTGTCTTGTTTGCATTCCCGACATACCATTCAGCACCAGCACGAGACAAGTTTGGTGGAACATTCCAGATGACTTGTGGGACATTACGAACATTCCCACCTGTGACAATGATGTTTCCTGTGCTCATTCTTCTTCTCCTTTTGCTACATCAAGACAAAGCAATGCGACACTTCCATCAGTATCCATTTCTTGAATCGTTTGTCCATTCCATTCAACATTGCGATATGGGTACGCAGTTGCTCGCATGAATGGTTCTCCATACACCGAGATGTTGATGTCCCATTCTCCACCGCCAAGTGCTTCTGGAATGGTGACACCTTGCCACTCATCAAAGTCATCGTAAAACACCTTCTGTTCACGAATCGCTTTCTCTGCCAAATGCAATGCTTCTTCTGTTAGGTAATTCACTAACTCTTCGCTTTTTGTCATGAACATACTTCCTCCAAGTATTCCAAATCAATGTTGAATAAAATGACCGTGTGACCTTCTGGAGCGTAAAACTTTACATACGCTCCGTCTAAATCTTCTTCCATGTCTTCATTTACATTACAGACATATTTGAGTTTCGCAACATCCTCGTCACCATAAAACTGGTTGGTGTTGAGTGCTGGAATCAACAAATCTTGTGCAACTAAATCGGGGCGAATAATGTGTGGCATTAGAAGTGGAAATCCCAAATCACGGCGTACTGGTTTTCTGGCTTGTCAGTAACACGAGTGCGAAACGCTTTCAAGTTTGCGCTGTGGTACTCAATGTCAAACACTTGTGTTTGGTAGTCGTAACCCTGCGGTTCAGCAAGTTCAAGTGCTTTCTTTGCTCGGTACACCGCCAGATAATCATCACCAAAGTAGTTCTTATCGTCTGACTCGTTTTTCTTACCAATGGATACAAGTTCAGAAATGGTGTAACTACCAACTTGTTCAATATATCGTTCAAGGTCTGATTCCATTGACTCTTGCCACAGTTTGATTTTCTTCTCAAAGAGTTCTTCGTTGCCTTTGTAACAGAGAATGTTTGAACCATCAAACTCTCCATCCCATCTTCCACCGATTTCACTCCAGTCTGACCAAGCATCCTGAGCGTATAATTGAACGAAATCAGTTACTTTGTTTTCTGCTTCTGTCTTGTCAGTTGCTTCAACTAACAAAATGTGTCCGATATGCATGATGTCTCCTTTATTGGGTTTGGGTTTGCTTAGACAACTTTACAGGTGCTGGAAGAGAAAGCAACGCCTCTTCCAACATTTTTCCAATCTCTTCCTGAACAAGTTCTTCCATCTCGTAATGAACTTCTCCAGTATCGTCATTTGACATTCTCTTGAAGATGTCAATCCACTTTTCATCTTCTGAGTTTGCAATGTCAATGAACGATTCAAAGAACTGACCGCCACGATAGTGAGCAGTCAATCCGTAAAAACCCATGCCCATCTCTTCATATGTTTCAATGAATGCGAGAGTTGGGTAGAGAGTGCTGATGTACTGCCACAATGGTGAACAAGGTGACCACGCAGTTTGATAACTAAACTCTGCGTAGTTTCGTGTAATGAGGTTCTGGTAAATCTCTGCTGGTGACCACTTAGTTCCCCAGTTGGCAATGTTCCAGTCGTACCAATCTTTGTAACCGTACATTACAATGTTTTCTGCTTGTTTCTTCTCGTGCGCTTCTTTTTCTGGGCTACCTTCGGCGTACCATCCTGAAACTGTGTTTGCCAATGCATCTGGTGTTGGGTGCAGTCTGGTGAAATCGTAGATTGATTCATCATCCGTATTGCATCCATCAATTCTGACCCAATGCAAAAAGTCCGAAAGTTCGGTTGCATCTCCAACCACATTGATTGTGTTGTTGCAGTAATTAGGCATTTTCCTCTTCCTCTTCTTCTTCTTCGTAGATATCTACTTGGATTTCCATGTACTCCTGTGTGCATGGGTTTTCGGTAACAAAGTATCCGATGCGATTGATGTAATGAAAGCCACTCATAATCCATGTGCCTTCGTCACCATCTACCCATGTCCAAATGTTTGCATCTGGTTGTTTGGCAATGAAAGCCAAATCTTCTCCATAGGTTTCAAACATCGTGCCATTCCAACCCATGTCACCATTTGGGTTTTGAATTGGTTTGAATGTTGTTTCCCACAACTCCAAATCCTTTTCCATTTCTGTTGTGATTCTAGCCATTACTCCTCCTCCTTCAAGAGTTCAACCATTTCGTACAACACTTGTTGTAGCACCTCGTTACCCAATTCCACAACCCGTTCGTGAACATAACCTTCAACTTCTTCCATTGCTTCAATGCACTCGGCTTTTGACCAATGTGGGTACATTGCTTTCGCATCTTCCCAAGACCACTTGACTACAACTTCACTTGCCATTGCGCTTCTCCTTTGCTTTGAAATAAAAAGTTGTTTGAATTACTCCGTATGCGATACCCATCCACATATAAAGTGTTTCTGTTTTGAATGTGACTGTTACATCTGCAAGAATTGACATTACAGAGTTTCTCCTTCTTCAACTGCTTCTACACTCTGAAACTCACGAGTTTCAAAAAGAAACACACCTTTGTCTGATGCGTGTTCTTGTGCTGTGAATGAACTGTCTGCTTCAATCTCATACACATCAGTTTCAATGTATGTGTAATACACACGGTACTTCTGGAGTTTCATTAGAACTCACCTTCCCCTGTGATTGAGAAATAAAGAAAGTTCCACACTTGCTCGTTTATGGTTTCGTAACCACCGCTACAGTCAAACTCAGCGACTGCTTTTACCCACTCTTTTGAATCTGCTTTCAATGGTTCATCATCGTCATCCGTAAAAAGATTTGATTCCCACCATGAACACGCAATCTCTTCGTCTGGGTTGAGTTCGCTGAGTAACCCAATCACCTTGCTTACCTTCATGTCTTCTCCTTTGGTTGTTCGTGTATGGAACACTACAGACATCTGAATGGAATAGCAACCACCATTTCAAACTTTTTATCCAGCCTTACCCCGTGTGGCTTTTCCAAGAAACCCGTTTGCTCTGGCAAGCATTACTCGCTTGGCTGATGTGGACTTAGAGATACTGAATGCTTTAGCAACAGCCTCAATAGGTGACACTCCATAGTTCAATGCATCTTTGTAGATTCGGGCAACTTCTTCCAGAAGGTCATCTGGCAATGTTGCGCCACGCTGTGCGCCTTTGAGTGTTGCTTTGAAATCTGGTTTAGGAAGAATACTTGCGAGAGCATCTTTTGCTAATTGCACGATTGGTACTCGTCTGTAAATCTCCACCGTAATGGTGTTGTTATCAACTGATGTAATGCCGACACCTGTGAAGCGAAGCATTCCTCCAATTTTTGTGAACTTGATATTGACATCAAATTGCTGTTTGGTAACTGGGTCAATCCATGTGAAAGTTTCTGAGTTCATTGTTTGTTCCTCTTACTGCGAAGGTCTTTTCGCTTTCGTGCTGTAGTACCGCCCCAGATACCTAATTCGTAATTATCTAATGCAAAGTTGAGACAACTTTGTTTGACAGAGCAGACATTACAAAACTGTTCAATAACAACTTTGTAGTGACCACCAGCAGAACCTTTTTCTGGGAAGAATTGGTCTGCATCAACTCCTCTGCAAGCACCTTTATCCATCCATGTCATTGGTTCACGAAGAATGAGTGTTTTGCGAATCTCTTCCTGTTGATTGATGTAAATGCTCTGTGCTGAACTCAAACTGCTTCCTCCATTTCCCAGAAGCCAAAGCAAGCACCATCGGAATCTAATGTTCCAAAGGTGCATCCTTCTGGTGCGATTGCATCCATCACATTGAAGAGATGGTCTACGAGAAACATTTCTTGTTCCTCGTCACGGACTGCTTTGGGGTCAATCATTGCGAACAAGACATCGTTCCAATCGTCAAGGATTGCTTCTTTGATTTTTGGGTCGTGTTCCCCGATGACTGCAAGGAAGGCTTTTGCCAAATCCTCGGTACGGAGTGTTCCTTCAGAAACGATGGAGTTTACCCACACATCTCCCAAAGGCTTGATGTTTTCGTAAGACATACTTGCTCCTTCTGTAGGAGCATCACATTACAGGTTCAGAACGGAAGTGGCAACTCTATTCTGAGTCTTTTTTGCCGTGTTGAATCATGGGCAAATACTTTTCAGGAAGGGTACTTCCACCGCATTGGTGCATCGGTGGGTAATTAGTTTTCACATACAAAATTACTTTGTGGTCACACCAAGGACAAAGATATGTCGTACCTTTATTCACTATAAACTCCAATGCCTCAATCCACCGTTATCAAGTAAATACTTGCTCACTTTTAGGTTACAGTCAAGTGTTCTCAAAAGTTTGATTCCACCACCACAAATGTTCTTTGTTACGGTCTGCCATGAAGAATTGACCTGTAGCAAGCCACTATCGTATGAGCCGTTCTTGTTCAATGTCCAAATGATTTTGCCATTGGCATTCCACTTAGCATTTACTGCATCTGGGTTGCATCCGCTTTCACGCCATGCAATGTACGAAAACACCTGCACAGGGAGCAAACCGTAGTCACGGAATGCCTGCTCAAATTGAGGGCATCGCCTGGTTTTATCTGAAGGGATGCGCTTATCTTCAGGTTCTGGAATTGTTGTAGTTGTAGTTGGCACAATCAAGTAAGGCTCAACTGAAATTGGGTGCTTTGGGTAAACAGATTCTGGTGTATTTGCTGTGCTTGGGGACATTACAGAAAAGATGGAGGCGAGAACAAGATTCCCTGTCAGCGCAACCGTTTTGAGTATTTCCGACAATCTAAGCATTCATTATCCTTTGTTCGGGTAATAAAAAAGCCCCATCCATTGAAGTATGGGGCGCAAGGCTCGGTATGGGGAGCACTACAAGTTTACACCAAATTAGCCTTCTAGCAACCTCTGGAGCAGTATTTTTAGGTCAGGAAGTTCTTCTCCTATAAGGGGAATAATATCTACATCTATTTCATTGCGTAATGGGCGTGTTGTGTGAGCCCAATCACAATCATCACAAGCACAGCCTTGACGAAAGCGTACAACTGTTCCATGTTCAGCAAGATTGTTTGTTGTGTCCTTCTGTAGCGGTACACGCTCTTGTGGTGTTAGTCCACCCCACACTCCATATGTTTCTTTTCTTCCTATTGAGAGACACTCATCCCAAACAGGGCAGACATTACAAACTTGTTTTGCAATGAGATAATTTATTTCTGGAGTTTGTGCGTCAAATGGTGGAAAGAAAATATCTCCATGCATTTTTCTGCACAGAGCATCCGACATCCATTCGGGAGTTTCTATCACTAGTGTTTCTCTCGGTACAAAACAAGAGCAATGATTGCGTATGACGCTAGGTCAATAAGAGAATCTTCAATTCCTTCGTTGCGAAGTTTGCTACCTTTCGCTGCGGATTGCAGACGAATCACTTTGTCGTTTGCACGAATGAGTGTTCCAACCCAAGCAGGTACTCCCCAGTCAGTTGATGCACGAACATTTGCAAGAGGGTCTTCACCTGTTCCGTAATCACTACCTTTTTTTTCATGCATCTCTCCCAACTCTTGGAGTATGCGATAAAACTCTGGGTGTCCTGTTCTGTCCACGATTATTCTGCTCCGTTTTCTGTCCACTCTTCAAGACTGTCCATACCGTAAAAAATTGGCATTTCCAACCTTTCTGCTTCTTTTATTTCTTCAATCGCTTCGTAGGCTTCAAACACCAGAACAGCGTCACAACGCTTCATTACTTGAAAGCAATACTCATTCCAAAACTCTGTACTGTTGGGGTACTTTTGATTCCAGAAACCACAGGTAAGCACAGGAATTACTGGTAGACATATTCCAGAGGTGTACAACTCTTCTGCTAGGTCAATAGCATCTTGGTAATTGTCATCTATATTGTCACGGTGATATGGCCCAACAACATACACATGAGGAAGAAGAATGTGAGCCAAGGTTCTCATAAACTCTTTGTTTACTCCTTCTACCATGATGTCTTCGGAGTAGTTTCTTAGAACGAAATCCCCCATTACGAATGCCTGTTCATATTAGAACGAATAGCCATGTAGTAGCAAGCAAGTGCGAGAACAATGAATACCTTTGTCATCACTTTTCCTGCAACCACTTCAGACCATTACGAAGATATACGGTGGCATAACAGAACGCCATGAATATAAATCCGTATTGTTTGGTTTGGATGGCAAAAATAATCCAAAGCAATTCATTGACTGAAAGAAAAAAGAATGCGTGGGCGTGTTTTTTGCCAACATACCACATCCCTGTAACGCCGAAGATGGCAAGCACCCACGACCATATTTGTTCACTCATTTTGTACTCCTAATATCCGTATTAGGAGTACATTAGTACAGATTTACTTGTCTGTACTCCAAGCGTGAACTGATTGAATCAGAACACCCAAAACATCGTCAGGGTTTTCATCCTCATTGACCAAAGACTGGCAATAGGTGGAAGCGGACTTAGCAACACTTTCTGCTTTTTCCAACTTCTTAGCCATTGATTCAATCATCTGGCGAAGGGCTTGCTTGTCATCGTATGCACGAGCAAGTGATACCTGTAGGTCTTGAATTACTGCAAACTCAAATGACTCCATAAAACCTCTCTTTTTAGGTTATACACAAGCGTACAACCTATGAATGGTCTTGTCAAGCCTCATCCGATAGGTCAATGACATCCTGATACATACGGTCAGTCTGCTGGGCATTCAACCCACCTCCAGACAGTTGCCTCGTAGATTCCCCGACTGCTTGACCAAATATACGACTAAGCACCCCACTGCTTCCTCTGGCTTCTACCTCTAAGCGCATGACATCACGAGTATCCGATATGTCTTTGAACTTCTCTACCAAGTTGAACAGGCGTTCTACCTCATTGGACAACGCTGGGTCAAGACCTTGACCTTCTAGTTCTTCGGCAAAGCGAGCGAACAATACACGGCTCACTTGCATCTCCAGAAGAGCCCTCATCGCAGCCTGTAACTGGTCTTTAGTTTTGATTTCTACAGGCAACTTGAATCCACATTCTGAGTTCTCCTTGAATGCAGGACATCTGGCACTCAAATAGCAACTATTACATTGTCTGAAAAGACTACTTTGGTACTGAATTACAGGTACTTTTTCAATACCTATTTCTTCAGATTCTCCTTCTCCTGCAAGGGTTTGCGCTAATGGAGGAGTGTACTGCTCAATACCCATTACTGGTAGCAATACTTTGTCACCCTCGTGCCTCTTCTCAGACCCCCTAATAGTAATACTTGTACCCCCTGAAACCACATTTGGTGAAGTAGGCAAATTACTCAAATAGTTACTATTATCTTCATTTTCCGATAGACCTATTTCTTCTTCATCGTTGTCTTCTGATGGGTCATAGACCCCAAAAGCACCCTGCTCCCATGCTTGCCAAGACTTGATTGCCAACTTCGCAACTTCAGCGTTATCGTCTTGAACTATCTGTTCATAGTCAATTCCTAAACGAATAATGTCTGCTCGGTGTTTCTTTCGGGCAGAATCTTTTTGCTGTGCTGGGTAACGGCGTAAACCGTGACCATCCCATACTTGTGTTTCCCCGTAGCGAACTGCCGATGTCCATGAACCAACAAGAACAGAATCCCAAGGAAGGGATTCAATAATCTCTGGCTTTGACGACAAACCAATGAGTTTGGCATCCCACCTCTGAATGAGGTTTCGTATTCTGGAGATAGTTTTACCGTTTACAGCCTTGTCACTAATCGCAGCCCGACCATATCGCTGGCACAGGTAGGCAAGCCTTTCCATGTCATCTGGGTCATTCCATACTGGGATGTACCTCTCATTTAGCCATGCACCGTCATAATCAGGTCTTCCTATGATTGCAGTTAGGCTTTCGTAATGCTGGCGAATGAAATCGTCATAGCGAGTAACATCTTCATCATTCTCGGAAGTGTAAAGAATTACCTCGTTCCCACCGAACATTACAGATAAATCAAGTTCTTTTTTCTTGGGAACAGCCAAATGAGTCAGATTTATAGCAAAGCGAGTTACACCAGCATTCTGGAGAAGCGACCTGTGGGATGACTTTTCGGCATTAGCAAAGTAAATCTTCATTCTGGCTCTTTCGTAGTCCTATACAGCGACTGTACTTCAATTTCACGAGTCAGGTCTGTCCACATCTGTTTTTCACGAGGTTTATCCTCACGCCATTCTGGGCGAACAAAGTTAGGCAACCCAACGAGAAGACATGGGATTGCTTCTTTCATAACGAGGGTTACTGCTTCTGGATTGGTATCTACATACCAGTCAATCTTTCCATAGGCGGCGTGAAGAGCCTTTACACGGTCACAAAGAGCCTTAGCCCCTGTACCACTTGCGACATCAACATGAGCAAACTTATACCCTTCACGCTTTGCCCACGATTCCAACATTTCTGCTGAAATACCATTATCGGCAAGAAGAATAACTCTTCCGTGGTATCGGGCAAATAACGCCTCATACAATTTTTGACCATCTGGAATGGGTTGTCGTGCGCCTGGAACTTGTGCTTTGTCAGTCTGTGCATATGCTACGACATCAAAAGTAACGATAAGCATCAGTCGTACATGCCCAACGCTTTACGCTCTTGTGTTGCTACATAGCCAGAACCTACTGGGCAGAAATGACAAAGGTACTGCCATTGTTCTTTAGGTACACCGACTTTGCGACCAATTGTTTTAGACTCGTCTTCCCAGTCAATGCAACTTCCTTTAGGCGCACCATGTCGCTGAAAACACTTAAGTGCCTCTACTTTGAGGTCATCACGAACTTCACGAACCTCAATCTCGTTCTTCATCAACTCTTTTTTGATTCCAGTCTCACCATCAAGGGCATCATAGGTGGCTTGGTCACAACGGAAGATTTGAGACATGTGTGCTTCAGGGGCAGGATTTTGAGCACGAGCAAGGTGCATCTTAATGATTTCCTGCAACTCCATGTCATTGTCAGCGTTACCGTCATAATCACGCATTTTGTGCATTGTTCCACAGGAATTGCAAACTAGAAGTCTTGGCATGTTGTACTACTTTCTATGAACTTGTTATTTGCTGTAGTCTAGCAGTTACTTCTTACCTTTTTTAGACACAGCCATATTGTCCACAAGGTTTGGGTAGGGGCGACCAGCAGACTTAGCACGAGCCTTTGCCTCTGCTTTTTGGTCAGGAGTCAATTTAGTTGATTTCTTTTTAGGGTTTGGTTTATCCCAAACGTCTTTTTTAGAAGCCATTATTTCTTCTTCTTTTCTTTAGATTGACCTGCTTCGGACAAAGCGATTGCTATTGCTTGTTTCTTATCTACAACAGTTGGGCCGTTCTTAGAGCCTGAACGGAGTTCACCGTGAGCGTACTCTCTCATTACTTTTGCTACTTTTTTAGCACCTTTTTTATCAGCCATTATTCCTCTGGTTTATCCATTGCGTCTTTTAGTGAAGAATGAAAATCTGTATCATTGGCTAGTTTCCAACGAACTTCATCATAGTTTACATCTTTCAGGTCAAAGATGTCAATCTGTCTTGGAAGGTGACCAAAAGAAACAGCAAGTTCGTGCAGTTTTTGGTCTGGTATTTTCTTCAAGACATCAAAAACAGGTTTGTTGGCGGTGCGCTTAGTCATCTCATCATTAGCGTCAGCAAACAATCCTTTTTTTGCTACAGATGGATGGAACTGTTGCTGTTCCCCACGTTTCGCCATTTTCTTACGGCGAAACTCCGCCATGTCAATGATTTCGCCCACATTACAACCTTTAGAGGCTAATTACTGGTTCAGTTGCCTCAGCCATTGGGCTCTTTGGGGTAATGCCGTACTGAGGTGGAGCAACAAGACTGCGCTTGATTGATGTACTTTCGTCTACCTCACCACCACGACTTGGGGTCAGCGACTTGTATGTACCATCCATGATTCCCAAGCGGAGGTCTTGGTTCTGTGAGCGTGAAGTATTTTGCATATCAATCCTTATCGGTTGTGGGCAGATGCACCCATTTTATCATCTACGGTTTTGTGCATTTCCTGCTGTAGAAATAACCATACCTTCAATGTTTCCAGCGTTCATAAAACCAGGTGCTGGAGAACCGTCACCACCGCCACCAAAAGTGTTGTCATTACCTTGGAATGCATTGGCTGAAGAAGCATCATTGATAACTGAACCAGTTTTTGAAGGCTTTGCAGGAGGTTTAGCAGCAGGCTTTGGCTTTACAGGTTTAGGAGTTCTGTTTGGGTTACGAGTTCCATAGGCAGGGTTTTCAGCCTTTTTCTGCGCTCGTTTTTCTGCTGTTGCCTTCTTTTGTTCATCGGTGCGTGGGGCTCTTGGGGCTCGTGAAGGTTGGGCAGGTTCAGCAGAACCACCCATAACACTGTCACCATAATTTTTAGCGGTGGTTTGTGGAGCAAAAACAGTACCCTGTGCGTTTTGTGGTGGTTGCCAGTTATCGGTAACTCGTGGTTTACTGACCGCAGAGTCACCATAATACTTACCTGTGTCTTGTGGAGCAAAAGTAGTATTTACAGGAGGGAGAGCGCCAACAATCTTGGTAATGTCATCGGCGTTAAAACCACCGCCACCGCCACCACCGCCTGAACCACCACCGCCAGTATTGCGGTCACCATATCTGCGGTTCATTTGGCTGATGCTTTCAAAGGCATCTGGGAATGGGCTTTGTGCTTGTTTTGGTCTTCTCATAGCAGACCAGTCACGCTGAGTACCAGCGTTGGCAGGGCTAAAAGGTGCTACCTGTGGGGCTTCGCCTCGGTTGATACGCCCTGTAGCGTTATACAAAGGAGTTGTATTTACTTCACCAAAGCGGTTTGTAGGCATGTTCTATTATACCCACAGACTTTGCATTGAGTATCTACCACTACCACCGTAGGTATCGTCATTCATTTGTGCTCGGCGGAACATTACAGGAGCACCAGAAACCCATGAACGGTATGTTGGGGCGTAACGGTCTACAGATAGAACATCCATAACACCAAGTTCTTGTTTTAAGAACCCACGACTCTCTGGCATTAACTGCTGAGGAACAACAGGGCGAGTAGCACGGATAGTTTCTGGGTCAGAAATAGCATTCTGCAATGCAATATCCACCAGCATCTCTTCACGAGATTGCCAAGGTCTGCGAGTGCGCTGGTTATCTACAGGCATTGTTACTGACCGTAACTTGCAGGAGTTTGTTGCGAGGGTAGCAACTCACTACTATCTGTTTTGTCACTAAGTTTACCAATGTCTTCTTTATTATGTTTGTCTGCTAACTCATCACTGCGAGTGTCACCGCCAAAAAATTGACGACCAACCTTACGGTTTGGGTGATGTCGGGTGTCTTCTCCGTTAGGCATATTTACTCCTCGTAATAATGTGCTGTGCTGTGTGGGTTACTGCGGTCAGGCATATCTATGTCAGTGTTGTGGGTGTATTGGTCACGATACATCTCATCTACATCTCCGTGGAACCTTTTCACATTTTGTATAATCTGTTCCATTGAAGCAGGTGTACCATCAAGATTGGTTCCAAAGTGTTTATGCATTTCACCATCTGTCATCGCCTCAGCCACAATTCCGTGTGATTCCGTTTGTGGCTTTAAATACGTAGGCATGCTCTTAACTACTCCTGCGGTAAATGAAACTGCGTTAAGGTGATTGTCACCTATTTCGTTATTACGATGGTCACGTGCCATTAGTCTCTCATTTCTCTTTCGCTGAATCCAGAATCTGGGGTTAGACCGTCATTACCACGAGCATCTTCCATCGCTTCGTAAGCATCACGGTCTTCCTGTTCCATCTGCTTTTCACGCATTTCGTTGTGCATATCCATAATGTCACGACCAACACGGCGACCCATGTGATGACGAGTGTCTTGTCCTCTAGGCATTACTTAATCGGCTTTCCTCTAAATGATGGATTGTTGTTTTCATCCCATGAGAATAGCGGTTTCTTTTCTACTCTTCCAGTACCGCCTTTAGCCTTATCAATGAGGTTACGAGGGGCAATGTCAGACAGACGGGCTTCTTGACCCGTGTACTCAGGTGTGTTTGGGTCATCCAAGTCAGGATTTCCTGGTCCACCAATCATTGCATCTTTAATGCGAGACATCATTGAAGGCTTTGCCTTCTTAGCACGATGTGCATCAAGACTTACAATGCGAGCACCGTGATGACGGGTGTCTTCACCTTTAGGCATTATGGTTGCTGAGTTCTTGGATTGTTAGTTGTTGGGCGACCTTGGCGTGTTGCGTTATGTCCACGAACATGTGCATTTCCACCAGTTGAAACAGCCATACCAGGACCATCAGTAGTTGCGTTTCCACCAGTTGAGATAGCCATACCGCCACCACCAATGTTGCCAGCGTTGAAAGAGTTGTTACCAAAGGTGTTGTTGTTACCTTGGAAAGCGTTGTTGCTTGATGTGTCGTTAATGACCGCACCATTCATGCTTCTGTTGTAGTTCTTACTGGTGTTTTGTGGTGCGTATGTGTTACCGCCACCACCGCCTGAGCCACCGCTTGGAGGAGTACTTCCACCTGCGCCACCACCAGTTGGAGGTGTTGGAGGAGGGAAACCTGCACCAGGAGTTACATAACCACCACCAGGAGGTGGAGGTGGAGGTGTTCCACCGCCAGAACCAGATGTTGGGCGTGGAGGACTTGGAGGTGCTCCAGCGCCAGCAGTTGGTGCTCCACCTTTACCGCCAGAACCTGAAATCCATCCACGAATACGTGAACCAAAACTTGGCTTAGTTGGCTCTGCTTCAGGAGCAGAAACAGGTTCACTTGCAGGCGCAGACTGTGGTTTTGGAGTGGTGTCTCGGCTACCAGTTTCTTTCATGTCACGAAGTTTGCGAATGCGTTCAGCGTTAGCCTTAGCCTCTTCAGCAGTTCCGTAAACAGGTTCACTCTTACCAGACTTGTCAGTGTTCAAAATAAAACGCCGACCATCACCTCGTGGTTTTGGTGAAGAAGTATCGGGAGCAGAATCTTCATCAGAAGAACCATAGGTGATTACACCTACATCCTCGGAAGATTCTGACTTTCTTGGGCTAATTTCTCGGTAGCCTTGTGCTGCCAAATCGTCATATTCTGTTTTTTGTTCTGGGGTTAGTTTGTCATACCCAGGTGTTGTTTTCTTAGCCTCTGGCTTCTTGGTGAAGCGGTTAAGGTCAACAGTGTTACCTGAACTATCTGAACGAGGAACTTGTGGAGGGACAGTAGAACCCTTACCAGCAAGTGCGCTGTCATCATTAACTACTGGACCACTTGTTGGAGTTCCTTTACCCTTTGGCATCCCACCATCATCGTTAACTACTGGTGTAGATTTTGGTGTTGGCGTTTTCTTATTAGCACCTGGCTTCTTGCTCTTAGGCTTTGCCTTTTCCTTTTCAGCAGTCTCGTTCATGCGCTCTACTGCGGCATCAGTTGCATTCTTTTTCTTAGCAGTAGGCTTCTTAGTATCTTTTTTAGTTGCCACGGTGTCTTCTCCTGACGAAAGTAGTGGTGATGTGCGCCATGCGCCTTCTGAAACTAGTTTTTTCTTGCGCTCTTCATTAGAAGCAAGGGCTTCTGTTGGACCAGCCGCTTCACGCTTTTCTTTACGGTCAGCAAGTCTGCGACCTTTAAGTCCTGACGCTTGGTCTTCTGCGCTTACTGCTTTACGAGCAGCAGAAACAGCATCACGCATTTCCTTTTCTTCTTCTGGCAATTTATATTCGCCAGCAAGAGGACCACTAACTACCTCAGCACGACCACCACGACCACCTTTTGAGTAGTAATTCTTATCTTTTTTAGAAGCCATGATTATCTCCAAGTAGGGCGAAGCGTTTGCAAGGATGCACGGCGCTCTGCGTCAATATAATCTTGGTTAGGTTGGTCCATGACACGAGGAATGCCTTTAGGTCCAACTTTACCGTCATTCGTCAATTGTACAGGAACTGCGCCTGGAGGTGCGAACTTCCTACCTTTTGATTCATATGCGATACCAGTCCACATATTGAACTCATCAGGCCAAATGTAATCGCCTGGATTGATTCGCTCACCTTTGTGTACTCCACGAGAGTATTGACGAGCATTCATTCGGCTTAGTGAGCCAAGAATCTTGTCCTGTCTACGATTAGACGACATTGTGCCAAGGTATCCATCTGGATACGTGGTGTCTTGTAATGTCCTGTAACCAGCAAGTTGGTAATCCTTGTTGTTACGGAAAACAGGAGCAGGGCCAAATTGCGCCTGCGTAGCAGCGCCTGGAGGGTCGGAAGGACTATTCCAATGTGTAAATGCGGTTTGAGAAGAACCAGCCATCAGCCATTACCAGCCATACCTGCATTCATACCCGTGAGAAAACCACCTTGTGCGCCAGCCACAGCAGTGATTGGGCGTGGTTTAGCCTTTTTAGTTGCTTTCTTCTTCTTCTTTTTAGCAGCCACTAGTTATACCAACCGTTCCTATATCTTTCTTCACGCTCTTCTTTTGGTGGCATTGGTTTTTCTTTTTTAGGGGCAGGCTTTGACTTTTCTTTATTAGGGGCAGGCTTTGGAGGGTAACTGTTGTAGTCATCCCTCTTCTTCTGTGGACCATACGGGTCGTTTGGACCACCAGGACCATTAGGACCGCTACCACCACCAGCGCCAGCAATCTTCTTTTTAGGTGGTTTTTGTCCAGCGCCACCACCACCTGTGCTTGTTTGTGGGGCAGGTGGGTAAAACTTTTCGTTTATTTCACGAACACCTACTTTGCGAGCAGGGTTGTGACGAGTGTCTTGTCCTCTAGGCATGGTTACTTCCTATCTTGCTTAACTTTAACTTTTACGCCACTCTTTTTACGAGAAACGCCAACATCAAAACCATCGCCATCGTAAGTAATGGTCCCGTAAAGAGGGTTACCTCCAGCAGACTTGCTCTTATCTCGCTTGTATGAAAACTTTCCAAATTGGAATTCGTTCATAACTAACTCCAGCGTTGGTCAAGCCAAACTTTGATTTTTCCAGCACCAGTTGGTCGTGGTGGGCGAATAATGGCAACACTATCCTCACCATTTGGAACAAACCGTGAAGATGATGGATTATGCATAGCATCTACTTGTTTGCGGTTTGCACGACCACCATATACTGGTTCACTGTAGACTTTAGAAGATTTGCGAATGTATCCCATAATCAGTAAGGCATATCCTTATCCATGTCAGCCCTCATTTTGTTTTCTTTTTGGCGGTAGGCTTGTTCGCCTTTAGCACCACCTTCAAGGTATGCCTTCTCACTTCTTTCTGGTTGAATGGCAAATGGGCCTGTTTGACTACGAGCAACTGATTCGTTAGTCTTCATGCGGTCTGTTTCTTGCTTTTTAGCAACATCAAACGATTGTCCTGCGGCTTTTGACTCAGCCATTACTTTAGGGCTGTTTACTTTTTTCAAAGCCTTTGCAGACTTCTTCTTATCCTTAAGAATTGCTTTACCTTCTGGGGATGAAGGCTCATGGTAAGTGGTGTATTCAGCACCAATCTTTACACGCTTACGGGCTGTATCAGACTGAAGGATACTTGGACCACCATTACCTGTAGAAGCAGCATCACGGTCTGCTCGGCGCTGGGTCATTGCCTGTGTAGTGTTGCCACTATCGTCACGAACCGTGTGGGTGTCTGGCTTTGCGCCAACTCGTGGCTTATGTGCGCCACTGTTTGCAAACGGGGTGATACTGTTCACCTTGTCACGATTAAACCAGCCCATGTTTTACCTCACTACGGGTTTGAAGGATATAGCGGAGATATTCTCTCCATTCTCTCCAATAATATCATCAAAGCCAATAACAAAAGATAGGTCAATACCACGTGGGGCAACAAAGCCTCTTGCAATGGCTGAGGCTTTAGCGGCTTGGTTCACAGCGCTTGCGCCAATGGCACGAATCTTAGGCAATTGACCAGCCACGATTGAACGGGCAAGGATAGAACCCACGCTTTGGGGGTTACTTGAGCCTGATACTTTCAGGACATCTTCAACTTTTGTATTCAGTTCTTGGGACATATTGACTCCTAGTTAGGTAAACAGTTGTCCCAATAATATCATTTATACGTAACCAGCATCCTTGAGCAACTTAAGCATGTCTTCTAACGGCATAATTGCATAGGATTCACCAATTGCAGCAGCACCTTTTCCTGGTCGCTTTACCACCAGCAAAGGTACTCCACGCTTTAACTTGGAAGCCTGCTCCACAGTGGCATTGAGCCATTCGCTTAGTTTAAAAGACTTCTGGTTCTTGCATTGGATGGCAATCTCTTTAGGAGGAATGTCACGAGCCTGAACTACTCCGTGAATATCCCCAGCATCGTTCTCACCAGCGAGGGCAGTACGGCGAGCATTACAGAAATCTTGCTCCTTGAGGTAGTTGACAATTAAGGTTTCAAACGAAGTGCCTTTGGCTTTGTGTTTATTTCCCATAACCTAACTCTTCCATAATCCTTTTACCTTTTTCCGTAATAGCGTAGACACCGTTAGGGTGACCTACCATGCTTAACCTGGTTTCTTTAGTGGCAAACAAGAAATCTGAGCCAGCCAAAGCACTCACATAACGGCGATGGTTGTACTTACTACCTTCATCATTCATGCCTGTAAGTTCCCCAACTTCATCTGCTGTTAAATCCTTGTGGTCATAGAAACAACGCAAGACAGGGTAGTAAGGGGAACTTTCAGTAAGCGTTCCAATTATTTGTTTCTTTGTTTGTTTGTGGGCTATTCCACCTGTGTCAAGTAGGTTACGAAGACGGACAATTTCTTCAGCCGCTTCTACGCAATCTGCCTTTTTGGGAAAATTCCCACGAAGCCTCTCAACAATATCTTTCATTAAGGGGTGAACCTGTGTTGGCGAAGTTCTTTACCTGACATACCAATACGGCGTGACAACTCACGAGAAACTACCTGAGCACCACGCTCGCAACGGTCAAACACTGTGTCTACCAGTTTTCGGTAAGCACGTTTCTGTGTGTAGATTTCCAACTGCTCGGTAATCTTTGGGTCAATGTCACGCTTGGCTTTAGCCACGGTAACCAAGTCACCCTTGGTCTTGTTTCCCCACTGCTCAATCAAGATGGATGACTGGAGGTATTCAAACTCGTTACGGGTGCGTTCCTCAGCAATCTCAGCCTGAACAAGTTGTGCTTTGGCGTAAACCAACCAAGCCATGAAGTCGGTGTACAACTCCATCAAGTCATGGTCACCGATGTCTCCAATGTTACGAGGAAGTTCTGGGAGTAGTCCTTTTGGCTTTTCTGGTAACGGGAAGTTTTGTTTGAACAGTTCCATCTCTGGATTCATCGTCTAGTCTCCAACATGTGTTTTTATAAGGACAGTATTTGCAACCATTGCATGTGGGTTCTTCTGCCCACATTGGTCGCATTGGTGGAATGTCTCCGTTCAATGCTGACATAAGACGCTTGCAATTGTCAAGCATTGGTTGCACTAATTCTGGGGTAAACCCAACTACAAACTCTTTAACTTCTTGTGTTGGTTTCCATTCGTACAAGAAAGTCATCTGGTGAATGCCAGTGCAATACATGTACAACAAACCTTGCCTAATGTGGCTTGGGAAAGGCTGGCGCACTTTCTTCCACATACCATCAAGTGTTAACTCACCTTTTTGGTATTGCTTATATAAGTCAATCGCTTCAAACCTAAGAGTCCCCATACCAATTGATTTAATCTCAATAAGTGTTCGGCCCTTCTTGTCATTGACGATACCGTCAGCGTGACCAAGAATGTGGTGCTCTTCATTTCTAATTGGTACTTCACGATAAATAGGTTTAGGAGTGCCACATGACGGACATTTCTCTGGGCTTACTGCTTCCCATTTATGGTTACAGATGTCGCTCTTACATTGCCACAGCCCCTCAAGAACACCTGCATTATTTAGCCAGTCCTGCCACTTGGCATGAATGTAATGTCCCTCAGCAAACACGTTCAGTCGTTGGAACGAGAAGTCTTCTGGGTCTTTAGGATGCTTTTTAATTGTGTACCAATTAGCCCGTGGACACCAATCTCGTTTTGCTAAGTCACTAGGGTGAATGTGGTCAGTATCTCGTGTTGATTCTCTAACATCACGGTCTTTAAGAATTTGCATAGCCACAGTTGGAAGAATACGACCATCCATAGTGAGTAACTTTTTGTAACTACTTAGTTCACTCATCAATCATCTCCAGGAAATCGTCTTCAGGAATAACAACATACCGTCTTCCACCAATGTCAAACTGCAATACTGGAAGTCTGTTCTCAATGATGGCTCGTTCTCGCAACTCAACAAGGTCAAGAGCCTTGATAGTTATTTGTGTTAATCCTGTCGTGAGTTTGTTTTCAATGAGGAAACTTTCCGCACGAACATCATTCTTGCGAAGCCAACCAGCACCAGAGCGAGCATTACGGCTTCCCTTGTACGAATTAGCGGTTCGCTTCTCTTGTTTAACAGACGCTTTATTAATGTTCCTTCTGTCATCTGCTGGGTCCTTTCCTATAATCCTCACCGTGCCACACCGTAGTGTGCTTCAACTTTGGCAATTAAATCCTTCTGCATATCAAGGTCTTCACGGAATGCGTCAAGCATCTTGTCTTTACCTTGCCAGCGACCTTCCCCAAATGAGTAGTACGCACCAGCACGAGTAATGATGTCTACCGCAATACCAATGTTCAACATGTCCTTGAGAGTATCGTAATCACCCTTCGCAAACCCTTGTGTTTGGGCAAAATAGAAATCAATGACAGCGCTTTGGTTAGGGCGATATGTCTTGTTCTTGAGTGTACGAGCCTTAATGGTCTGCCCTACTACTTCATCTTTCTCTTTCAACCACTCGTCACGCTTTACTTCAACACGGCAGAAGTATGCAAAGTTCTTTGCAAGACCACCTGGGGTAGTACGTGGGTCACCCCACATAACACCAATCTTTTGTCTCCACTGGTTAATCATCAAGCCAGTGCAGTTGCGTTCCTCCGTAATAAGTGAACGCTTCTGAGCCTCTGATGACTTACGGAAAAACTTAGATGTAAGACGAGCACCAAGACCTACGGTGAACTCTTCCATCATCTTCTCGGACTCATCATCTGGAACAAGCGCAGGTAGTGAGTCAATAACAATCATGTCAACAGCACGGTTAGCCATGACGTTGATAACCAAGTTATACGCCTGTTCCATAATGTTGGTTTCAACAATCCACAAACGGTCTAGGTCAACACCAATTGACTCTGCGTACTCAGGAACAAACTCTTCGGCAGCAATCCACAGACAAATAAAGTCTGGGTTAGTTGCTTGGTTAGTTGCAATGGTTTTAAACGCAAGTGCAGTCTTACCAGAAGACTCTTCACCAATGATTTCACTCCATTGGTTTACAGGCCAGCCACCACCAAGCATCAAGTCATATGACAAAATGCCCGTGGAAATACGGTCTAATTTGCCACGGGTTTCACTACCCTTAACAATTGTTCCTGCACCGTATTGTTTGTTTACTGAATTAATGATTGAAGACAGACTGTCCCAATTGTTTTCCACTTGTTCTCCTATACCCAGTTAGATTGTTCACCTTGGTCGTAAAGTGAGTTCCACCCACATTCAAAACATCTTGGTGCAGGTACTTTACCACCTGCTGATGCATTTGAGCGACTAAAAACTTTATTACCTCCACAACGTGGACAAGTTTGATTTCCGTCTACACGATGTGCTTCTCCACCCTTCCAATTCCTAATAGCACTGCCCATATCTGTTTGACCATTGGGGTCAACCTGCTGTGCCACATTAGTTTGGTGCTGTAACGGTGACTGCATCACACGCTGTTGTGCTTGCTGTTGTAATGCTGGAAGCACCACACGTTCTGTAGGCAATGACCTACGCTCTTCTTGGGGTGCGTTGCTTAGTTTTCTATCCCACCAACTACTCATTGTTCTTCCTTATTCTACAGGTGATATTAACGCAATAACTTGGTTTTCTAACATCTTTTGTACGAGAGCCATACCAAATGCTACTAGTACCCCCTTGGAGCCTTCAAGCATAGCAGGGGGTGGTAATTCTTCATCATCCATTGTTTTGGACAACACCTCAGTAAACCATTCTACTGACTCTTCAATCTCATCATAGATACCAAAGTCATGTAGTAATTCCCATTGGTCGTCAATAAGTTGTTCTTCTAATTCCTGTACTTCTTGAGAAGGTGGAGTCATCCCAACACTTTGAGCAATCTGTTGTCCACCAGGAAAGGAAAGCATCAGGCAAAAGTTTCTCTTTTCTGCAATATCGTTCATTTTCCTTTTGCCTCCGACCAGTTCGTTGCTGCATGACAAGACACCTTAAGTGTGACTCCCATAATACTCCTATCGTGGCCCATAGCAGTAACTAGGGTGGACATTGCAGAGTTTTCATCTTCTTCTGGGGCAACTGCAACAAGTTCGTCATGTACTTGTACCAGCATCTTGGCATTAGTTCCTACAAAGGCTTTGTTTACGTCAATCATGGCTTGCTTACAAATATCTGCGGCACTTCCCTGAATGATGGCGTTAATAGCCTGCCGTTGTGCTCGTGACTGTGTGAACGAGTCTTTGGACAAAAGGTCTGGAAGTCTGCGCCTACGACCAGTCAAGGTAGTTACATACCCAACTCGTGCGGCTTTGGTAATAGCAAGTTGCTTCCAACGTGTCAGTTCTGCAAAACTCTTATAGTAATTATTCAAAATTTCCATAGCATGCTCATCGTCAATGCCTGTAGTACGGGCAAGTTTTGCATAACCACCACCGTATGCGGTAAGAAAGTTTACTCCCTTACCAATCTGTCGTTCTTCTGATGACACTTCGCCTACGGGTTTCTTAAATACAGCAGCCGCAGTTGCGGCGTGAATGTCCTCGTTGTTTCTAAAAATGCGAAGCAACTGCTGGTCTTGGCTAAACATAGCCATTACTCGGAGTTCAATCTGGTCATAGTCAGCCACAAGCATTGTGTACCCATCTGGTGGAACAAACAAACTACGAATAGTTGAATCTCGTGGGATGTTCTGCAAGTTCGGGTTAGACGAAGACAAACGACCAGTTGCGGCTCGGTGCAAGTTAAAAGACGGATGTAACTTACCGTTGTTCAACTTAGGCAAAAGACCATCAACATATGTTGACTTCATCTTTTGGATTTCCGCATAGTTCAACAACAGTGGGATTAGTGGATGCTTATCTTTTAACTTCTCCAAAGCCTCGTTGTCTACAGACGGAGCACCCTTGTTAGTTTTCTTAGTTGGTTTAAGACCAAGCCCACCTGCTCGTTTACCCGTAAACAAATAGGTTTGTTTGTCCTTGTTAGAGTCTGGGTTAAACCCAGCATAAGAGTTGTCCACAATGTCTAAGAGACACTCTCTAATCTTGTTGTCTAACTCTTTGCGAAGCAGTTTAAGTGAGGCTGTGTTTACTGTAATGCCCTCATCTTCCATCAGCATGAGTACACGAAGCACTTCCATATCCTGTTTAATTGCAGGCTGGAGTTCTTCATGCATATTAAGTTTTGCTCGTAACTTTGAGTACAGCATCCATGTCCAACGAGCATCTAAGTGAACGTACTTAGCCGCAGAACTAAAGGGTACTGTGTTAATGACAGCACCAAGTTTTCCTTCTTTGGCGTAAGCGTCATGCCCACCAAAGTTTTGAGCAATTAAGTTGGTTAACGAAAATGATTGAGAGTTCTCATCTTCCAGATGTTGGAGAATCATTGTGTCAACATATGGGCCTGGAGGTAACTCTCCGTAATACTTCTTTATAGAACGAGCGTCAAACTTTACGTTGTGTCCTACCTTTGTAAGTTCACTAAAGAATATAGGGCGAAGCGCTTCAAACACTTCGTATTTAGATAACTGTTGTGGTGGTTCTGAGTACACGCCAGGAATCACATACTTGGCTTTAGCCATTGACTCCTTACCGCTTACAGTTACCTTGCGATATCCAGGTGGTGGAATGGTTGTACCATCACCACGCTCTTCTGGAACAATAATCTCGCCAAGAAGGTGACCCATTGGAATAGCCCATGAGCGACCATACGTAGCAATCCCAATCCAAAAGACTTCGTTGCGTAACGGGTCTAATGCCAAATCTTTGAGGTAACGCTGGCGAATTGCTTCTGTTGATGAAGCGACAATAGAGTCCGTAGGGTTCTTGAGTGTTGCGATGTGGTCTTTGCACTCTTTTGTAAAAAGTGCATTGATATCATCATGGCGCTCAATCACCCCACGGGACTCAATGTCAAAGGCGAACTCCCCTGCCTTTGTAACTACCTCAACAAGTTCATGCAACTCTTCAACGGTGTGTACCGTTTGTTGCATGAATCCTACTGAGCGTCAAGAATGTCTGTTGCTACTTCCAACAGTTCTGTGCGAGTAGGAATCTTGATAATGCTTGGGTCGTAAGCATTATTCTTCAACACCTTCATAGTGTCTTCGTCAAATGCTTTGAGGTTCCACTCTTCAAGGTCACGCTCACGCACCATCTGCAAAATGGTTTGTGTCTGTGCTCCCTTACCAGTCTTGGATACTGCCCAGTAGTTCTTGGACAAAGGTCCTTGGCGTGGGTCAAGGTGGAAGTTCTTAAGTTGGTCAATCAAACGAACGCCAACTTCAAACGACTTAACAATTGCTTCTTCTTCGTTGCTGAGTACAGCAATGTTGAATGCAAACTTGGTGCTTGGGCGATTGCCTGCATCACAAAGTGGGCAACCGTTTGGGTCATCGTGCAGACAAACAAATGACTTCTGGCCTTGGCGACCATCAATCCAGTGTGTGCGGAACGATGCATACGGCTCGTCTTCCAAGAACTTAATGACTTGTGTGTCTTCAGTTACCTTAAATCGTTGTGCGTATGGAGATGCTGCTTCTTGTACACGGTCTGCTGCACCCCAACCACGCTTAATGGTTTTAGATGCAGTAGGTGCGCTAACAGCCTCTGTTTTCTTCGGTGTGATTTCTTGCTCGTCATCTTCGTAATCGTCATAATTTGACATGATGTACCTTGCTCTTTCAGTGTTAATTTGACCAGTGTTCTTTTATGTGTTTTTTAAAGCCTACCCAATCTGCACCTTTTCCTCGTGGATTGTTGAGTCCAAAGTGTTCAACTGAGTAGAGCAATAACTCTACCTGCTTCTTGCTGTATAACCTACGCCCTTTCAAAGGTTTTCCAGGAATTTGTTCCCCATCTGGGGTAGCGGTTCTAAATGAAGGAGTAGGTATAAACCCACGTTCTTCCCACTTCCTGATGGTTCCTGGTTTCCTATCTAGGGCTTTAGCCACCTCACCTACGGTGTAGAAGGCTGTCTTCTCTCCACGAACCGTGTAATAGGTTGCGTGAAGAAAAACAAATGGGTCATCGTTAACTGCTGGTTTACTGCCTGCCCTGTTTTTGGGCGGCTTCTTACCAGGGTAGTTAGGCAAGTCCCCAAGGAAATCGTCTATGCCTTTAATGCCCAAGTTTCTTTCTCAACATAAAAGGTTTTAACTTTTTCTTGAATGTCTTCGTCATTCCAAGCAAGACCAAGCAACTTGTCCTCACTAAGAACTTCAATCACTTCTTTAACTGTATCCCAGTGACCATTCTCTTTAGCCCATGCTTCAGCAGCACTGGTATTGAATGACTTGGAGATACGGCGTTCACGCTTAAGTTCTACATCACCAAGGTCAATCCAGATGTTTCCTTTTTCGTCTGGCTTACCATGTGCGACCAACATGTCTGTCAATTGTGCCTTAAGAGCGTCTGTTCGTTTTTGGGTTTGGTCAAGTAGCGACTTGTGGTTTTTATAGTCTTCAACTACTCGCCGTGCATGCGCTTCATCAAATTCTGATGCTGGTGTTTCTCGTACAATCTTTGCCATGTTATACCTCGCTGTTTGTTAAGAACGAAGACAGTGCGCCTAAGTTCAGTTGAAAGTTTCCCTTACTGTCGTACCCACCGTCAACAAAGGCTTTATTGATGTTTCTCTTCTCTTGCAACATTTCGTATTGTCTTTCCTCAATACTGCCCTTCATAACGAATGACACGATATTAACGTGTGGAAACTCAGATGACAACCTGATAATTCTGGCTTCTCTTTGGTCCAATTTTCCAGCACTCCAAGGAAGGTCATAGGAAATCAAGTAGTTAGCCACGGGTAAGTCTACGCCGTAACCACCAGCATCAGATGACAAGAACAGCCTTGTGTTCTGGTCTGTAGCAAATTGTTGCTTGGCTTTATCTCTAGATAAAGTATCCATTCCACCCATAAACAATACGCTGTTAGTAAGGTGTTTAGTTGCTTCTTGAATAAGTTTAAGATTGTTCTTAAAAAATGAAAACAATACAATTTTGTTTTTAGGGTCTTCATTAAGAACATCTTCAATGTACTGAAGTACAGCATCTAACTTAGGAGTGTTGTACTTACCTGAAAGCATTCCACGAGAAATAATGTCTGCGGAATAGCGACTTCCTCCAGCAGTCTTATCATCCATAAACAAACAAGCAGATATATGTACTAATTGTGGGTTATCGCAGAACATGCGAAGAGTTGTAAGTTTGGACATAATGTCACCTTGTGCATCACCTGCACCAGCATTACCGTAGTAGTTAGCCCACAAATCAAAACTACGACCATGTTGTGTAACTGCTTTCTGAATTGCTTGTAACAACTCTTCAGCAATTACCTTGTATGTTGCTGCACCTGCTGAATCAAATGGAACAGGAATGAAGTGGTTAATAACCTGGGGTAACTGGTCTTGAATGTCCTCACGGGTTTTACGAACCATTACATCTTTCATGCTCTCATGTAATGATTTGAGGTTTCGGTATCTGCTTGGCTTGCCAAAGTGGTCACGGACAATAAAGGTTCGGTCAAACACTTCGTACTTACCCAATACTGCTGGGTCAACAAACTCCATAATTGAAAACAACTCTTCTGGTCTGTTCTCAATTGGTTGACCCGTAAGTGCAAATCTGTAATGGTACTTTTTACCTATGCGCTTGATTAACCTTGAGCGCTTGGTTCTTGGTGTTTTAATCATTGTTGCTTCGTCAACCACAATGGCATCAAACTTATGTTTTTCAAAATCTGCAAGGTCGTTAGCCAGTGACTCTGGGTTTACAATTACATATTGAGAACTCAATGCTGTACGCCACAGTTTCTTGCGAGCAGCAACAGTCCCATCAATCACAATAGAAGATGAATCAGTAAACTTTTTAATTTCACGGTCCCATTGATATTTAAGAGATGACGGAACAACAACAAGAACTTTGGTCACTTCTTTGGATGCCAACAATGTTTCTAGTGCGGAGATGGTGGTTACTGTTTTACCAGCACCCATCACAAGAGCAAGAAGCATTTGACCACGGTCAATCATCAACTCGGTGGCCTCTTCTTGAAACGGATACAACTTACCCTTAAACACTTAACCACCAGGGAAATACTGAGGCGTTTTTAAGTGCTGTGATAATTTCGTCTTGAGTCATGTCACCGATGTCTTTTGCGTTCGTGTGTGCGTAGTGTATATATTTTATACCATTCCTGAAGGATGGTAGTTGCTTTTTAAGCCTTTTTGCGGAGTCAATACCTGCATCGTCATTGTCCATTGCAATGATAAGAGTGTCCACATGGTCTGAAAGAATCCTAATCTGTTCTTTACTAACCGCAGCACCAAAGGTAGCCAAACCACGAACACCGTTAGCAACTGTGTGAATACGAGCAACGTCTAACGGGGACTCAACAAGAACCGCAGTCTTCTTGTCCAGTTTGTCAATACCGAACAATGTCGCAGATTTCTTTACACCAATTGGATAGTTGCGAACCTTTGATGGTTCTTTCTCTTGCCAGCCAAGCAACTCTCCCATTGGAGAAACAATCGGCAAAATCCAAGCCTGCTTCTTTTCGTCAAACCTGATGCCATACTTTCGTGCAGACTCTCGGTCAATGCCACGAGTCCATAACCAATCGTCAGATGGTGCAGAGAATGCACTAAACATCTTCCAATCAACTTCTGGCTTTACTACCTCAACTGGTTCTGCTGTGAGTCTCTCTAACCCAGTCTCAATGAGAAAAGAATGTACTGCAATAATGCTGTCAGGTTCACCTGTCAATTCAGAAACAAGCGTGGACAAAGTTCCTTTAGCACCGCATGAGTAACAAATCCACAAACCGCTACGTGCGTTCATGGACCATGATGGTGAGTTGTCTGCTTTACCTGTGGTCTTTTCATGCACAGGGCAACACGCAGAAATCTCTTTCTCACCTACACGCTTTACCTTGACACCTAAACGTGACAAGACATCAGCAATGTCAGTAATACCAGTTGTCCCTGTCGCTGTCATCATTCTCTCCCTCTTCTCCTACTTCTGTAAAGTCCATGTTGTTCCAGTCCCAGTTAATTCGGATTTCTCCAGATGGGGCAGAACGAGCAATAACTACACGAATGATTCCTTGGTTCTCAATGTCTGGGTCAGACTCAACAGCAAGTACCAAGTCAGAGTCTTGAGCAAACGATGAGGTGTAACCGATTGAGTCAACAGTTACTCTGCGTGACTTCTTGTTACCTAACTTCCACGAAAGAACCTGTGTAGTACCAACAATTGGAATGTCAGCATTTTGAGCAAGTCGCTTTAACGAACGAGTGATGTTAGTCAAGGCTTGTGGCGAACCTTTTGGTTCTCCCTGCTCGTCATCCATGAGGTACACACCGTCAACAAACAAAATGTCTGGTTTGTATTCCTGAACTTTTGCCGCTAGTGAACTTACTGTAGTAAGTGACGAGGTGTCTTCAGTAATGATAAATGGGTGCATGTTCTTGCGTAGTCGCAATGACTCACGCACTTTTTCAAACTCCTGGTCAGAAAGACTTGCTCTCAAGATATTGCTGTATGGAACTTTGGCAACAATCGCATCGTAACGTGCGGCTTGTTCTTCAGCCGACATTTCAAATGAAACAAACAGTGGTCGCTTACCGTGAATGTGGGCAGCGTTAGCCATCATCAAGGTCATCAATGATTTACCCTTCTTTGCTTCACCAACGAATGTAATTAACTGTTGAGGGCGAAGACCTGAAGTAATGCGGTCAAGTCCGTTAATCCCAGTGGGGATACCACGCAGAGAGTTTGGCATCTTGCGAAGTTCGTCATACTTTTCTAATCGTGCTTCCCAAGTCTCAATAAGGTTTACATCTCGTAGGCGAGCAACATCTGCTCCAGCCTTTTGAACGCCTGCGGCAAGCAACTTAAATGCTTCACTTGTATCACCAGCGTTAAGTGCAGGCATCGCTGCTGACATGGCTTCAACAAGGTTGCGTTGTCGGTAGCCAGCGTAGAGTTCATCAACCAATGCAGTGAATGGTTCTTGTTTGGCATCAACTACTTTTACTTCACCAAACTCCAAACTGAGCGCACGTTCAGTTGGAACTGAACCATGATTACGCCAGTAGGTAATTACCCATGACCAAATCTGGCCCCACTCTTTAGTGAAGTGGTCGGCTTTTACACCGTGCTTTAATGGGTATGAAACGTCTTGCTCATTGATTACTTTGCTGATTAAGAGTTGTTCTGCACTAGCCATCAGTTATTCCACGCAGTCTTTGATGAGACTACGGTTGCCCTGAGTCCAATTAATTTGTAATGCTCTTGGTCTGCAACATAAATCTGAGTGATACCACGATTGATGCTGAGGTCATAAGCAAGTTCTTTGATGTCTTGATATGCAACCACGTTTGTTGAAATCCCCTTTTTGAGTAACCACCTGTCTATCGCATCAGCGACTTGAGGTGGAAGCAGTGTATAAACCTCTGTACCTATTCCCAACCTGTTTACTGCGTCACTCAAAGATTTTATGGGAAGAGTATTTGGTTCCCACAGACGGAGGTACGAATCCCATTTCTCATTGCGTAAATAATAAGATGCCTTAACTTTTGCCAAGCCTTCTGGAGGATTAGCAAGCACACCCTCAAACATGGTTGCTTGAGAACGAGCAGTAAACGAAGACAGGTCATTACCTTGCATGTTGACTAGTCCTGTAATCCTTTCCTTCAAACGGAATCTGAAGCGTTGAGTCTTGAAGAATTGATGACAAGCGTGGTCCGTAAACTTTTGCTAAAGATGCAATGGTGTATTCGGAAGTAACGATAGTAATCAACTTCTGTTCATACCGACTGTTCAACAATGATACAAGAGCACCTTTTGTAAAATCAGTTTTCTTCTCAGCACCAAGACCGTCAAGCACCACAATGTCATAAACCGACTTGAGATACTT